TCTATTATTAGTCTGTCTGCAAAGCTTTGGTCGCAGATAAAGGTAAAGTTTATTTTTCCACCGTCATCAACTTTTCCAGTAGGCATTTGTCTTTCTGCACCCTGTTCAGACCAACCTTTTGTATCTACCGTTCTGCCAGGCAAAGAACATGATTCCACTCTTATACCCATTTGAGAAGCACTCCATGTCGCTGGATGATCCACCGTGGTTACTTCATCTACTGACCCACCCTTAACCGCAGTGATGATCCCTGCTCCAGTCGATGTCGTCTCAACAGGATTTCCATCTTCTTTGGTGATTGGCTCATGTGTTTGATAAGCAGCTTTTTTACCACCAAAAATAGATGGTAAAAAGAATTGAACATCGAAAAGGTTCCCTCTTGCACCGACATCGAAGTTATATTTTAGTTCGTCTATATTTGCCATTAATTCCACCTGTTCCTAGATTCTGCGTATACCGTGTTAGTATTTATTCTTTTAGAGATAGAGCCTGTTGCAAACTTACCAGATGGTATCATTGCAGCTAAATCCCAAAAATCTTTTTCTATTTCTACAGGGACTTTAACAATATGACTGGTAAGATATCTCTTTAGACAAGGCTTTGCATATTTTAATTGAGTTATTTTTTGTAATAATTTGTAAGTTAGGAGTACACCCTCTTTAGTATTGTTCTCATGTTTATACAATTCATCTAATAACATTACTCTATATCTAGGAGCAATGTAGTGTAAATTAATACCCAAGAACCCATCTTTAAGAATATCAAATGGAATTACTAAAGGAAACATATCGTAATACGGTAACTTCTCTTTAGTCTTAGCATCATAGAACATCATGTACATATTCCCTTCTACAATACTACTTACTCTACTTCCTTCAGCATATAGTACATCCCTTCTTTTAGGCATCTTTCTAATTGTCTGTCTAAACCAATTCAATGCTTCTGTAGAATGATCTGCCAGTTCTGTGGGTTTTAGTTTACTGAGTTTTTCGAATAGTCCTGCCATAGTACTATTTATACTCAGGTAAGATGGTCTTCGGTCAATATTCTAAAATTATACTTACGATTTTTACAATATTCTTCTGCGGCCATAAACTTTGCTTGATTGACACCATATGTTGCAACCTCAGTCATGTATCTTTTAGTTTTTCGTTTAGGAACTTTGGGGGGTGAACATTGTCGTTTGGGTTTTACTTCAATAATCTCTCGCACGATTTTTCCTGATACAGTCACTTTCTTGATATAGAAGTCAGGGAAGTATCGATGTGTTCGATTATCTATGGGTGAGATGTATGGAATAATTATCTCTTCACTGTTCCATTCTAGGATAGATGAGGTGTTATCACAATAATGCATAAATTTCCGTTCCCATAAAGATCGATAAAAGACCTTTGTGGGGTCTCCTTTATATTTTTTATAGTTCTTTGGACTAAACCTACCTTTATAAGACATAAATAATAAAAACTCTAATAACTTCTTTCAGGTATTTATAACACATGGGATCAATCAGTAAATTAATCAACAAGGTCAACAAAGCAAAATCTGCTCTGAAGTCCTTGAAAGGCATATCATCTAAACTTCAAAGTCTAAACTATACAAGTCAAACAGACAAACTTGGGGAAGAATCAAAAGCAGCCAAGAAAGCTCTTTTTGCATCTAGAATTCGAACTCAAAATGGCCCCATGGCAAGTATGAAAGTTAGAAATAGTATAATGAACAAAACCCCGCAGGGCGATTTACCAGCTCTTATGTATCCATTGGGTGATTGGTTGGATAATTACATAGTTTTCAGTATATTTCCAAGGAAGCAACAAAACGAACATGGGGGTGCTAATAATAACAGTATGCTTAATGGTGGAGTGTGTGAGATATCCTTGTATGTTCCTGATGGCCTTGCTAGTACTACAGCTGCAACTTACTCCAAGCAGAACTTTGGATTAGGAACTAGACAACTTAATAAAATATTTAATGCTTTTAGAGGGAAAGCTGGCGGCCCAGCTTTAGCTATAGATGCCGCAAAAGACGGTGCGGGAGTACTGATAGCGAATCAAGTGATGCAGTTCATGAATAATATTACTGGCGGGTTGGAGAATGTAAGGCAAGGTAGAGCTTCCAACCCTATGCAAGAAGCACTCTTTGAAGGGGTGGAATTTAGAGAATTCTCGTTTGCATATGAATTCTGGCCAAAAAATGAAGCAGAAGCAGAGATGGTCAATCAAATTATATACAGATTTAGAAGTGCATTACTACCCGATACATTTGGTGCGACATGGGGAACTGCAGAACTTGATGCAACTGCGGAGCAATCGGAATGGGGTGTTGAAAATTATTTTAATTTTCCAAATGTTTTTCATGTTGAGTTCGATGGGCCTATCGCGGATAAGATAGATGGATTTCTACCAATGGTTTGCACTTCTTGTGATGTTGATCACTTTAATGGTAATACAAATGCTACCCTTCCCAATGGTCAACCATTATCTTCATCAATGAAACTGACATTCCAAGAAATCAAACTATTAACACAAGAATCCTATCAGACGATTTCTCCAGTGGCCAGCGCGGCGACTAAAAAGCTACTGGGGACAGGCATGGAAAGTGAAAACCCCGCGGCTGAAGCTAAGGCAGGCCAAACGGAAAGTGGGGGTTAATCATGGCAAATCAATTATTTAAAAATTTTCCTGAACTACAATATACCCTTAATACAGGTAAGATTGTTACGATTAAAGATTTCTTTAGAAAGGCAAGAGTAGAAAGTGCGGCACTTGATAGTTTAATTGAATATCAATACTATGAGATATTAGACGGAGAACGACCTGATGTCGTTGCATCTAAACTCTACGGTGATGGTAATTTACACTGGACATTCTTTTTAGTTAATGACTTTGATAATTACTATGATTGGTATATGGATTTTCAAACCTTTTCAACATATCTGGATGCAAAATTTCCAGGCCAAAGTTTAAATGCAGCCCTTACCTCTGATATTATTCAACCACCCACTTACGATACTTCAGTAATAACAGAGACAAATCCAACAGGGTGGCTTTACGACAATAAGTTTATGATTGGAGAAACAGTAACATCTACCCTAGGAAATACTGGAACGATAACACGAATAGAACCAACATATAAAAGAATCGTTGTAGAGGGGACAGATACTTTTGTAACACCAGAACATCCTGCAACCGAGACAGTCACAGGTAATAAAAGTGGTAAATCATTTAGTATAAATTCTGTTACTGAACATAGAGATTCCGCTCATCATTATAAAGATGCAGACGGTAACCGAAGAAATAACGGTGGTGATGGATGGACTGCAGTATCACACTTCACTGAAGAATACAACGATAATGAGAAGAAGAGGAAGATTAAAATTATCGATCCGAGGAAGATGATATCAGTACTACGAGAATTTGAAAGAATAATGTCTGATGACTATTAATAGGGTTATGTAATGGCTGGTGAAGAACAAGAGAAGACTGCTACGGCTATCAAAGAAGATAGTCTGAATCCAATAATACCTTTAACGATAAATGCTATCCATGTAGTTAATCAAGAAGGAATGGCATTAAACATTATTGATATCACGGCAGGATTTAGACTGTTTGAAAGTATAACGAAAAAATTTATTACAGGTGAGCTCACCATTGCAGATGGTGTGAATATGTTAAAATATTATCGTTTTACTGGTCAAGAATATGTTCGTATTTCATTTCAACACGGTACACCCGAATCTGACGCACCAATTATTGACAAGACATTTAGAGTTTATAAACTTAGTCGTCAAGAACGACCTTCAGCGGTTGCGCAAACATATCAACTTCATTTGTGTGACCCAACAATGTTTGTTGCAAATACAACTAGAACGAGTAAAGTTTATAGAGGTTCTTACAGTGATATGATAAGGCAGGTTTTTATTGATGATATGAAACAACATGAATCATTGTTGCAAATAGATGACGGACAGGGAGCAGAAAAAACAGAGAATAATCAATTTATTTCCCCTAACTGGAAAGCATCTACCCTTATTGATTATTTTACAGAACATGCAGATTCAGGAATAAAAGACACAGCATGGAGAAATAGTTATTTTTTCTATCAAACACTTGGTGGTGTTGACCAAAAAGAAAGCTTTCATTTTGAAAACATGGATGATATGTGTGCGCCTGATCAGGACATTAAGGTTCTCAGCTTCTACCCCGATGCGAGTGCTGGAGAGGGTAATCGGAGAGACCTAATACTGTCTGTAAGTAAACCTCAAGTTTTTAATACTATACGAGCAACAGCAACTGGTGCATATGCATCACGTTCAATAACATATGATCCAGTTAGAAAGTTAGATTCAGATGAATATTATAATATAGAAGAGTCTTTTGATAGAAGTGGTGCAGCAGGGCATGTCGCAGATGGAGCGGTGGTAACACCTCTCATAAGGGGTTCTTCAGTTTTAAGTGAAGATATCGAGCGTGGTCTAAGCACTATGGATTCAGTAAATGATGAGGTGCCAGAAGTGAGACCAATGAACCGTTGGAATAATCAGGCACCCAATAAGCAACATGATAACTTTGTTGTTTATGATTATAATACTAATCATGATTTCGACCACAAGAGTGATATAACTTCAGGAGAAGTTTTTCAAGGACATAAAGTTAAGAATAGTTCAAAGTTAGAAAGGAATGGATTGTTCGAAGTACTAGAACAAAATAGAATTATAGCAGTATGTTCTTTTAGAACTGATATATCTGTAGGGGATATAATCCAATTAAATATACCTGAACCCGAAAGGGCAAACCCCAGTGGTGAAAGTAATAAAGATAAAATAAATGATGATAAATATCTAATTGTAGATTTAGCATTGACTGTTAACCTTCAACAAGCGGTAGGAGGCTATAGTGGAGAGATGCAGATAGAATGTGTTAAAGAAAGTTATGCGTCTCAAATAAAGAAAGAAGAACTTGTAAAAGCTTTAGAAGCTTCAGCTCCACCAAGCACTGAGGATTTGTGTGGATAGTATGAAAACATTTTACGGAATAGTCGAAGATAGACAAGACCCACTTAAGATAGGTAGGGTTCGTGTTCGTGTGCATGGTATTCACACAGATGTTAAAGGTGATATTGCAACTCCTGATTTACCATGGGCTCAAGTTATATTACCTACTACTTCTGCAGGGTTGTCAGGATTTGGAACACAACACGGACTCGTGGAAGGGTCTACGGTATTGTTGTTCTTTAGAGATGAAGACACATGTCAACAACCAGTAATTATTGGGTCAACTGCAGGAATACCTCAAGCGGGTTATAGGGAAGATGGAACAGATATTCTAACAACAAGAAGTTATGAAAAGGGATTCAATGATCCTAGAAGACTTACTGTTGATGGATATGATAAAACTCCTGATGGGCCGAATCCTACTCATGCAACAATTAGAGGTTTTGGTTTAACTACTGCACTAGACACCGCACCCAAAATTCCTTATATGAGAACCATGACAATGGGCGACAAAGCTGTGAT